AGATAATGGAGGTAGAGTAAATGCAGAATAGAAGAATGAATTTAAGATTGTTTGACACAGATGCAAACATCATTGACCGTACCGGAGCAGAGTCTCTGATTCCAATTCAGGAATCCAATGAGATCATCCAGGGAACGATCGCACAGTCAGCAGTCCTGTCAAGAGGTCGCAAGCTGGCGAACATGACAAGCAGACAGCACAAAATGCCGGTACTGGATATGCTGCCGATTGCATATTTCGTAAACGGTGATACCGGACAGAAGAAAACTACAAAGCAGGCATGGGACAAGAAGTTCATCACTGCCGAAGAGATTGCGGTTATTGTTCCAATTCCGGAAGCAGTTCTGGATGATTCTGAGTATGACATTTGGGGAGAAGTAAAACCGAGAGTTACAGAAGCATTTGGAAAGGTCATCGACAGCGCAGTATTGTTCGGTGAAAATAAACCGAACACATGGAGAGAAGATGTGGTTACAACCGCGACAAAAGCGGGAGCAGTCGTAACATTAGGAGCGACAGACAGTCTGTATGACAAGATCATGGCAGAGGACGGGGTGATCGCACATATTGAAGACTGCGGATACTTTGTAAACGGTCACATGGCAGACATTTCCATGAGAGCAAAACTCAGAGGCCTGAAGAACGCAAACGGGGATCCGCTGTTCAAACAGGATCTGCAGGGAACCACACAGTATGCGCTTGACGGATCTCCGATGAACTTCCCGAACAACGGTGCTTTTGACAAATCAAAGGCTCTTATGATTTCCGGAGATTTCTCACAGCTCGTATACTCTATCCGTCAGGACATCACATTCAAACTCTTCTCAGAGGGTGTTGTACAGAACACAGACGGAACTATCGCATACAACCTGATGCAGAACGATATGGTCGCTCTTCGTGCAGTAATGCGTCTCGGATGGGAGATCCCGAATCCGATCAACGCTCTTAAGACGGACAAAAACAAGAGATGCCCGTTTGCAGTTCTGAAAGCAGGTGCAGTTCTGAAAACAGGTGAGTAAGGGAAGGTGATGATCCATGCAGATCACGTATGGATACTACGCAGATGAATATGGCGGTAACATCATCCCGGAACAGAACTTCAAGAAAGCTAAGAAACAGGCAGAGGCTTATATCCGGCATTTGACATACGCTAGAGGAGATATCTTCGTAGAAGAAAATGAAGCGGTAAATGATGCGGTCTGTGCTGTAGCGGAGGTATATTATAAATACAATGCACAACAACAGGCCGGTACTTCACCTGTTAAGTCGGAAAATAACGATGGCTACAGTGTGACCTATGTCACAGAGCAGACGGATGGAAAGACAGCGGAAGAGATGGTGAAGAAAAAGGCGTATGATGCGGTATATCCTTATCTTCTCCCTACTGGATGGCTGTCAAGAAAGGTAGGGGTGCAGTGTGATCACAAATGCAGATGTGACTGTTTATAACAGAATAAGCGGTGATTCCACACATTACGATACCTGGAACCGAACCGTCCTGCATGGTGTCCACGTTCATGTAGATCATAAGACTGCAATTACAGATAACGGACTGAAAAATGCGGAGGTTTACAAAATCCGGATTCCTGCGGATATTCCGGAAGCAAGGCAGTATCTTCCGCCGAATCAGTTCGCCTGCTGTGGCGGTTATGGATACTGGACCATACAGAATGATGATCAGATTGTCCTGGGAGAGTGTCAGATTGAGATTGAAAGACCTGCAGATCTGAAAGTCGTGTTCCAGAAGCACTGCAAGGTGATGAGCTGGTCTGACAACCGCTTCGGCTCTCTTCCACACTGGCGAATTGGAGGAGAGTAAGATGGCACAGAAGAGAGACTTCCAAATTACATCACCGAGAGGAAGAGTGTTTACGGTGGCCGGAAAAAACGGATCTGTAACAGCAAAGCTTGAATGGGCGCCCGGATTTGCTCAGAAAAGAGCGGAGGGATTTTCAAGGGCGCAGGCATTTGTGGATTCCGAGTGTCTACGCTACATGAATCCATTGACACCGAGAAGAACCGGGATGTTGATTAAGTCTGGGACACTTGGTACAGTGATCGGTTCCGGATCCATTGAATATCTTGCCCCATATGCCCGCCGGCAGTATTACGAGCATAAAACTAAGGCAAGATGGTTTGAAACAATGAAAGCGAGCCATAAAGATGCCATAAGGGAAGGAGCTGAGAAACTTGCCGGACAGTAAACGGAAACCGATTATTGATAGTATCCGGGAGTATGTAAGGACTTATCCAGATATCGATAACCGGAAGATCAATATTGATTATCTTGGTGATGGAATGGAATATTCCATTGATCCAATCGGCGTAGATCCTGTCTATAAAAAATATACGGATGGGAGCTGTCTGAAACAGTTCCAGTTTGCTCTGACAAGTAAGGAAGCCTACGATGGGGATGCAAGAACCGGTATTGCCAACAGTGGTTTTTATCAGAACTTTGAAGAGTGGACAGAACAGAACAACTTAAATGATATTGTTCCAGAGCTGGACGGGCACGATGCTATAAAAGTTGAAGTGCTGCAGTCCGGCTATTTGTTTAGTACAGAGGCCGATTTGGGACGATATCAGATGATATGCAGATTGATTTATAAGTAAGGAGTGTGAAGAAATGGCAAGTGAAAAAATGTTAGTTGGCAGACATAAGAGAGTGGCTTTTATGGATGCTGACGGATCAGGAAAAACATTTACCAGAATGACGGGATTTACCTCTCTGTCAGATGGAAAGAACTCAACAGAATACAGCCGGCAGTATGTGGATGAGGCGTCTGAAAGAAGTGACGTAGTCGGTTATGCGCCGGCAATCGATTACGAATTTGACCGGTATACCAATGATCCGGTACATGAAAAGATTGCAGCAATTACCGATGATGAGATTCTCGGAACAGAAGCACAGGTTGATATTGTGGTGGTAGATTTGTTTGAGCAGAAGACATCGGAAACAACTTGTACCGCACGAAAGAGAACATGGAGTGTAATTCCAGATACAGAAGGGGACGGTACGGATGCCCTGGTTTACAAAGGCAGCTTTAAAGCGGCCGGAGAAATCACAAAGGGTACTGCAACCACCACAGACGGATGGAAGACCTGTACATTCACTGCTGGCGGAGAATAAAGAAGAAATGGGAGAGTGAGCCTATGAGCCTTTGGAAATTTGGAGATTTTGAAGCGGACGTGGATTTCACGGATGCGGATTTTTTAGATACGATCGATGAAGCGAAAGCAGCAATGCATGAAGCGGAGCAGAATGTTCCGGTAGTCGGAAAGAACAGTGATATCATCCGCGCGCAGTGTGCGTGTTTTTATGTGTTCTTCGATACCCTGTTTGGCGAGGGAGCAGGGGAGCGGATCCTTTGTGGAAAGAACAGCATCAAGCTGTGTAACGAAGCGGCTGAATCATTGTTAGACTTTGAAACAGCAGAAGCAAAGAAACTGGACGATAAATATGATAAGTACGTACCAAATCAAAATACAACGCAGCAGTTTCCTAATCCACAGCCACAGTCAAGCGGAAACCGTCAGCAGAGAAGAAACTACCAGAAACAGTATGGTAAGGGAAAATATTCCAATACCGGAAGGTAGCAGAGCATGAATATTTTATATGAGCAGTTTCCGGAAGAAATCAAGGTGAACGGGGAGTACTACCCGATCGTGACAGATTTCCGTGAATGGATCCGTTTTACGGAGTTGGTTGAAGACGACTCGGTTCCGTGGCGGATCAAATGTGGACTTCTGTTGCAGTGGTATCTGGATCAGGTTCCGGAAGATATTGAAGCTGCAATTTATGCACTCGGAGATTTCCTGATGTGCAAAAGGATGTACCAGGATGATCTGGAAGATGAAGAGGAAGAGCAGCAGAAAAGTGGGAAGCCGGTATTTTCTTTTTCGGAAGATGCCGGCTGCATTTATGCAGCGTTCCGGGAGGCATATGGAATTGACCTGCAGCAGATCGATTATATGCACTGGTGGGAGTTCCGGAGCTTGTTTGACTGGTTGCCGGATGGTACAGAGATTAAACAACGGATTATGTATCGTTCGATTGATCCTGGAACAATCCGGGACAAGGACGAACGTAAACGGATCAAGAAGATCCAGAGAGCTGTTGCACTGAAAAAGAAACAGCGAAAGCTTGATGATTATGAGATTGGAGATATGTTCTCATGATGGAAATTAAAATACCGACACGGCGTGAGTGGTATCCGTGTCCGTACTGCGGTCAGCATCTGCTTGTTTACGCAGATACTGCAGTGTGCAGCGGACTGTATGTAAAATGCCGCAAATGCCGACGGGAGGTGGAGATAAAAATTAAGAATTAAGCACTTGTGAGCCCCTGAGCCGTGCCATCAGAAAGGATGATAGTATGGCAGAT